AAATACACCTTCAACTGGTAATCAATTAATAAAATCAAACGAACAAGTTGAAAAATCAGAAGATAAAGTCAGAGCCAACATAGCACAAAATATGATAACCGTTATCAATAAATCAGAATCTGGTCCTGAACCAGAACCAAAAAAGACCCCCGCTATAATCGGTACTGTTACGCCAGATCAAATATTGAAAGGATAATTTATGAAAGACGTAAACGTTGGAAATGATCTGAACAAAATGTCAATGGCTACAGAAGAAAAAGACGATGATGATATGTTTCTTGATTCATTATCTGAAGGACTAAAAATAGCAGCAGCAGCACTAATATCACCTAAAAAAAATGAAGAAAGTCGGAGCGTATTTGATTTGATTCCAGCTTCAAATAGTCCGATATCATTAACTATAGACTCGATACTCAAATGAAAAAGCCCCCTTTCGGGGGCTTAGTTTATTACTCGCCTTTCATCAGTTCTTTGAAGAAATCATCACTTGACGCATCATCGGCGCTGAAGTCAGCAGTGGGTGCTGCTTTGGCTTCTGCGGTCTTCTGAGGCTTCGGAGTAGCAAATCCGTTATCACCAAGCGGTTTATCAGCTGGTGCTTCACCGCCGATCACACGCAGAAATTTGGCTTTCAGTTCGTCATACGACTTGAACTTGCTAGGAGCGATAAACTCCTGGAGACCAAATTCCTGGTTGTAGATTGCTTCCAGTTCTGCATCATCGTCTTTGAGAGGCTTAGGCGAATCAAATTCAGATTTGGCATAGCTGCGGTATCCATCATCCTTGGTAATCTTCAACTTGAAGTTAGCACCACTCCACATGTTGAATGGATTGATCTTCGGATCATCAGGGAACTTCGGATTCATGGCATCGTTGAGTTTCTCGAAGATCTTCTTGCCATAGCGGAACAGGAAGACTTTACCATTGTTCTCAGGATGTGCTGGGTCGTTTACAACATAGATGTTCGAAATGTAACGCAAGTTGCGTTTCTGATTACGAGCGATCTGTTTGTTGGATTCGATACCAGTGTTCCAGAGATTGGAATTGTATTCGGAAACAGGATCTTGTTGACCAAGAGTTGTGAGAGAGTTCTCAATGTACCAAGCACCACCTGGTCCTTGGAAAGCGTGATCATAATAACGAACAAACGGAACATCTTCACCATCAGGGGCTGGAAGGAAACGGATTACAGCATAACCGTTACCAGCCTTATCGACTTCAGGCTTCCAGAATCGCTCGTCAAAGCTACCCTGTTCACCAGAAGACATTTTTTGCAGTTGGCTATTAAGTTTTTCGAAATCGTCTGAGGATTGTTTAAGTTTATTAAAAGACATAGTTGTGTTTTCCTTTGTAGTAGTTGAACGCTGATTTAAGGCACAGCACAGCCTATTTCTCATCCGATGAATTGGAATGAGAGAATCTTTCTAAGAGTATTGAACGAAATTTATTACGATCAAACTCAACGAATGGGGTGTACTTCTCGTACTTCTTTCGAATGTCACCCCACACATATTGGTCAAGGTTATTTGCAGACCAGTAACCAAAAAATGGACTCAAAGTATTTAGCGCGATAACAGTCTCAGGTGAGATCTTGTTACGTAAAATTAACTTGTAGAGTTTTGGCATACCACCATCTTTAGGGATAATGATATTGCTGTTGTAATCATCGTTAAGCTGCTCTATCTCTGATTGAAACAGATAGGTGAGCGATTGCTTACGCTTTAGCCATTCAGCATAGTAGTGATGATCTTCTTCATCATGAATCATATCACGAATCCACTTCTTGTGTGGATTACCGACAAGCATATGAGAAATTAAAAATCCATCAACATCTTTATGTTTGGACAGCTTATGAAAAAAGAACTTATCTTTTCGTGTTTCAAACGAATTGGTTGTTGCGTTGACCTTGCCGTTGTATTTCAAAATATCATACGAGTCCTGGGTGAAGTGACTGCGATATGCAAGATACTTTGTGTAGGCTTCAAACGGGGTCACGAAAGACATTGCTCCAAAATTCATATGGGTAGTATAGCAGACTTCTCAATTAAATTCAAATGCTCCGCCTCATGTTGAAGCTTAGCGCGTAGGATGCTTCCTTGTTTCATGAGAGGAACAACGGACTCAACTTCAAGTCCGTTGTCCTCACAATATGAAACGATTGCTTCAAGGTAGTCCATTCCTTTGGATACCCTTTCTTCTATTTCACGATGGAACTGCTCAGGATCTTTGACCGATTTGATTAGCATAATTATCTATAAAAAATGTGATTGCCGATTTTCGTTACTCGTTTCTTTTTGTACGACCAAGATGGACGCACATAATCAGCATGGAAGAAAAGAACGCTCGTGTTGAGCAGACCTTTTTCGTACATTTCCACTGCCTTGTGAACAACGTCCTTTGTCTTGGATGTTATCTTCTTGGGGTTCACTTTTGTCACATTGGTGAACTGAGCCTTCTGATAAACCACCGCACAGACATTCTTTGGAAATAAAGGACTATGTTTGCGATTGAGGATCGTTGCTACGACCATCGATGCACCTTGGCTTTCATTTCCACCTGTTTCATTATACACTGCTTTGTATAAGCAGTCAAGGTCGGTCTGAGTATATTTTGACTCTTGAACTACGGGCTGCTCAATATCATATGCAAACGTACAGCTGTTGTCAGCACATTGAGCGAGTGTTTTACTACTAGCCAGCATTGCTGCCAGCAAAATGATTACATTGATTGTTTTCATTTGGTTACCTTTACTTTGAGTGATGGGTATACAACCCCATCAGGGGTATTGATAAACCAGACTTATTGCAATTGTCCGATTTGATTAACGCTTGTTAGAGTCGGTCAGCTCTACAAGCTCGTTGTAGCGAGTAAGGAGTTCAAGATACGTTTCGTACTTGATCCATTCACCGTCCTGGGTTTCTCGCATATATGCAGGGTTAGGCTGCATTCTTTGGGATGTTAAGGTGTAACGCTTGTGTGTACCTTCCATCGATTCCTGTTTTCCTCTTGTGGAAGTAAGTATTTATACACTTAATCTTCTTCCAAAATGGCTTTATAATTGGTCCAAGCAAGCCAACGTTCAGTGATAATTTTTCTCTGGGTTGAAGAACACACCCATTTGGAGTAGTTCATAGCACCAGCCAAAATTGTGTCCATCTGCTCGATAGATAAACCCAAAATATCATGGTCATTGCTTGGATGCATAAAAGACTCAAAAGTCTCAATGATACTTTCAAAAACAATTACATCAATAACTTCACTTGGAATTTCAATTTTCATCAGTATTTTTGTCCTTTAAACCATTTGTGTGGGCGATCATCAAGCTCTGCCAGTTCTGGGTTAGCTTCAATCACATTGTGTAGTTGTTCGATCATCATAAGATTACACATCAAGTGACCGCGATGTGGAAGACCTGATTCGGGGTCATTGTCTTCACCCATTTCAATCGCAGCCAAATGTCTTTTAGCAGAAGCAATGTACTGACTCATCTTTGCACACTTTGCCCAATTCCACGGCACATATTTTTCTGCACCATAAGCAAACACATCGGCTGTAGATTTCAACAAGTGTGTTGGAACTAAATCATAACGAGTTTTATTTGAGTTGAAACGAGCACCAGAACCAAAGTCTTTTGATTCAAGATCGCCTTCTGCTGGTTTTGCTTTTGCCATAATATCCTCAGTTGATAGCTAATGGTGTTGTGATTTTACGGGAACTCTTAATAATATCGCCTTTGAACCAATGACCTTTGACACAACGATAACGCTGATAAGAACGTGTCTTGGCGTGATATGGACCACGGTGTTGGAAATCATACGAGCCACAAATCGGGCAATTAATTTCACCAGATGTGCTACGGTTCGGATGATCATCAATCCACGGAAGCAAACGATTATACAGCTGTTCTAGTAGAACAACGTCTTGCTTGTTGTAGGTCTTCATCGTCTTCCAGGCTTTCTCGTCACCAGCCATACACTCGTGCCAAAGCTTCATGCCCTTGTGATGATGTTTCTGTCCAAGACCCAATTCACGGCAAACAAAATCAAGCTTGTTGCTTGGAAACTTGAATTGACGGCGAACCGTACTCAAAAGATCTAATTGTTTGTATGGACTTGGTGGTGTCCACTCTTGCTTGACAAACTCTTTGTTCAGGTTTGGCATGTCGAATTTCCTACCGTTGTAGTGAACAACAACATCGGCTTCATCAAGCAAATCATAGATCGGTATCAACATTTCGGCACGGGATTGACCCAGGATGCTCTCGAAATGCATGTTCTTAGTTGGTTCACCCAACCACTTCGCAGCCCAACACATCGTGTATCCACTCTCGACAATGTTATCTATGATAATGTTCTGATCCCAAAGACCCCACACATAGGCAAGGTTTGGCGCGGTTTCAATATCCAACAGTAAGATTTTCATATTATTCCTTGAATAGGATAGGTGACAAGTCTGGCTTACTGTACAACTCAGACTTCAGGACTTTACCATCTTCACGGTAAATAGGTTGACCATTGGCATCAAGCTTCGACATATTGCTTCTGTGCACTTCCTTAAAGCAAGCGTCCAGGTCAATACCAAACGAAGCAGCTGCGCCATAAGTGACATACAAAATGTCAGCAAGAGCATCAGCAACACCAACGATATCCGCATGATCAATGGCTTCAGAAAGCTCAAACACTTCTTCTTGAATAAGGTCATAGCGTAAATCAACTATTTTATAATCAGGAAAAGCAGCTTTTTCAGCAACAGGCTGTTTGAATGCCTTCATGAAAGCCTTTACATCATCGAAATTACTCATTAGGAACCACCTTATAAATTGTGTCTGCGATAGTATGATCCACGACACTATAACCGAATTGTTTTAAGAAGTCAAGTATCAGGTCGTTACCACGTTCACAGGAAATGACAGGTTTGAACTGTCGGATAGTGTTTACAGCGCCCATCAACGCATACAATTCATAACCTTCAAGATCGAATTGAATGAAATCACAGGCATTAAGATTCAGACTGTCAACAGTCAACATCGGAATTACTTGATGTTGATCTGTCACTGTATTCATCCCAACATTGTCATGTACATTTCTGACAACAGAAATCAATTTGTTTTCAGCACCAAGAGCAGCTTGCATCTTGATGATGTTGTCTTTTTGACAATTAACATTGAGAACAAAAAAACTTAATGGATCTGGCTCGAAAGTATACACCCGCTGAAAGATCTCAGAGAAAATTCGTGGGTACATGCCCTGGCAACCACCAGCCTGAACCACAACATTCCAGTTCTCAATATGTTTTTTGTAGGCATGGATATGGCTTTCCTCGAAGTCTTTCTTCGGTCCATCCCATGCACCATTGTCTTGCTTTAACCAACGCCAGGGTCCGATACCAGCCACGGTATCTTCTCTCGTATAACACAGCTTTTCGTATTCATACATCATTGTTTGTAGTCCTTATCATTTAAAAGTTTAGCGCCTGGTATTTTACTTATTTCAATGTAACTAATTTCATCTTTGTTACCCCATTTTGTCCTCGAATACATTTTATATTTTGCATATTCAGCTCTATCAACAAATGTATTTTTATCAACAACAGTATCACAATAGTTTATTAATGACTTTCTATTTGCAATAACAAAACCCTCAGTCACTTCAAATGCTATAAAATCTGCTTTCCCATATAATGATCCTGGGTTGCCTTTGATGTTTTTAAACTCCACAAAATTCCAACTAACATTGGCTGGTTTTGCAGCTTTGTTTGGATCTTGTCTGTTTTTACCTTTCGGTCCTTTAACATCCACAGAATAAACAATTCCATTATCATGAATAAAAAAATCAATATGATCAAACATATTTTGCTCTTCTGTGGATTCTTTAACGGTTTTGCCATAAGATTCCATGATTCTTTTGAATCGCTGTTCTGAATTATCACCATCATCATATTGTTGTTTGTATAAAGGGTTCATATAATAATAGTCTCGTGTTGAATTTCAAAGGCATCAAACAGGGCGAATGTTTGATCAAAAGCATACCGTGCCCAGACTTCGGGCTGTGACATGTAATCATGCTTTTCTTGCGTGGTCACGGTCACTACACGAGTGATACCACGGTCAAAGATACGCTTAGCACACTTTGCACAGGGATGCAGTGGATACACATAGATGGTTGATGTGGTTATGTTCTCATGGTCACAGAAGTTCAGAGCATTGTGCTCTGCATGAACCATCAGTTCCAGCTTCTTTGTTCGGTCAAGTAGCCACTCAGGACGATCTTCCACACCTGGTGGGAAGCCATTGTATCCAAGAGACGCAATAGATTTGTTTGGACGCACGATAACCGCACCAACTTGAGTCGATGGATCTTTACTCCAAGACGAAATGAGCTTTGCCATTTCACCGAAACGGTAATCCCACTTATTGTTCAATTATCAACCCCAATTGTCATATGTTGAGTCAAGAGAAGCATGTTCACGCAGTGAGTCGATGTAGTCTGTTGTGATTCGAACTCCGAAACGAACTGTAGTTTCATTAATGATCGTTCTTGTATGATATGTAGTAGCACAGATAACGTTCACCCGTCTTCATCGGTCCACCCGCCTTGACACCATTTTTGACGTTGTTTCCGATCAGATCGAATTGTTCTTTCACCATGTTATATGTAGCTGTCAGAGTATCGACCACATCACGTTCCTTTGAGCCGAAGCGTTTGTTGGCTGCTCGTGGGTGTTTGATGCGAAGTTTAAGTTTGATTTTGTCAACGAGAACAGTATGGTTCTTTTCTATTGCGTTATTGAGAAGGCTTAGTAATTGCTTCTCGTCAAGACGATCTTCTTCGATGTTGCGTAATGCATGTTCAATAGACATAAAAAACTCCTGTAAGTATCTCTACCATACAGGAGTTTCTGGTTTTTGTCAATGTGTACAGGTTATAACATGTATGTTACAATACCACCTAATGAACACAAAGCACTGGTTACTGCTAATGGTTTAAACCATTTTGTGGTTCTGTTGATGAAATCCAAATAGATTCCTATTGCAAACCCTATTAGTAATAATGATATAGTCATAAGCTTTTAGTAATATGAAGGAGAACATCCCAATTATACCAGGATTTTTGGGTTTGTCAAGCCCCCTTACTGTGGTCTTTTTAG